TGGCCCGCCACCCCGGCATGGACCTGCACAACCTGGCGTTCCGCCGACTGTCGCTCCAGACGGAGATGGGTAACGACGAGCGGCTCTTCACGTCGAAGTACCCGTCCGACCCCTACGATGGCTGGCTCGGCAGCGGGCAGCCCGTGATGCCGGTCGATGTCTTGAAGGAGAGCCTGCTGCACTCCGTCGTGCCGCCGGAACCCGTGGCGAAGGGCGCGAGCCTCCTGGAGAAGCCGGTCAAGGGGCGCGCCTACCTCGTGTGCGCGGACCCGGCGGGCTTCGGCAGCGTCGGCGACAACAGCGCCGTGACGGTGTGGGACGCCATCGAGCGCCGCGAGGTCGCCGTGTGGGAAGGCCGTGAGGATCCGGGTCGCTTCAGCGAGCGGCTCCTGAACCTCCAGCGCTTCTACAACCACGCGCTCCTCGCGGTCGAGTCCAACGCCGCGGCGTGTATCGCCATGCTGAAGGACAAGGGCGCGCGGAACCTGCTGTGGACCGACCGCAACCACCCCGGCTGGTACGCCACGGAGAAGCGGGTGCAGGAGGGCGAGGCCCGTCTCGTCCGCATGCTTCGTGAGCGGGAACTCACGATCAAGTCGAAGCCGCTTCTCCATCAGTTGATCAACTACGACGGCGACCGGACGAAGCGGTCGGCGAACAGCGACGGCACGACGCACCACTTCGACCTGGCGCGCACCGCGGTCATGGCTGCGGACATCCTGTCGCGGCGCCGCTTCACGAGCGACGAAATGCCGATGCAGACGCAAGAGTTCGCGCCCTCCGACGAACCGCGCGTTACCATCGCGGACCTCGACAGGTACAAGCATCAGGAGCGGGCCGCCGCTCGCAACCCCTTCAAGCCCATCGCGCGAGAGTGGACATGAACCTCAGCAACCTCATCGACCGCCACCGCCGCTTCTACGAACGCACCGAGAAGAAGAACTTCGACAAGGCGCGTCGCTACTACCGGGGCGAGTTCTACACGAGCCGGAACGATGTGAACCTGAGCGACGGCGCGATCCCCTCGTTCCTCTGCTCGAAGAACATGATCTACGCCATCGCGGACACCGCGGTGTCGGCGCTGCTCGGCCCCAACCCGAAGGTGGCCGCGAACCCGCGCAACAAGGTGAGCCAGGAGGCCATCCCGCTCGTCAACGGGCTGATGGAGTACGTGTTCGACGCGAACAACATGCGTCGTCGCGCGGCCACCGCGCTCATCGACGCGGTCCTCTGCAAGCGCGGCGTGTTCAAGACGGGCTGGGACATGAACGGCGACAAGCCGGTGGTCCGCGTCATCGAGCCGGGGTCCATCTTCTTCGACCAGACGGTGCGCGATGTCGATGACATCCGCTACTGGCTGGAGGCCGCGGTCATCCCGTGGACCGAGTTCCAGCGCCGTGTGAAGACGGGCGCCTACAAGTCGCCCAAGATCGCGGACGTGACGCCGGACCGCTATCCGAAGTGGATCACGGACTCCTACAAGAACAGCGACACCGCGCAACTTCGAGATGCGTTCGAGTGGGTCACGGTCTGGGAGTACTACGACCGCGAGAGCAACAAGGTCATCCACTACGTCCGCCAGGCCGACACCATCGTGTTCGAGCAGGAGCTCGACTACATCCCCTACTCGATGTTCTCGCTCAATCAGAGCGCGGTGGACTGCCTCGGCCTGTCCGAGGTGCAGCTCGTCCTCAACCAGCAGGAGACGATCAACGACCTGCTCACGCACATGAAGCAGATCGTCTACCTGATGATCCCGCGCATCCTGTTCAACAGCGAGCTGATCACCGAGGAAGACCTCAACAAGGCGGTCGAGGCGGCGACGGGATCGTTCGTGCCCATCAGCCCGACGAACGCCGAGGGGCTCCGCACGCTCTCGACGCTGTTCTACGAGATGCCGATGCCGCAGGTTCCGGTCGGCGTCGAGAACTTCATCGCGCGGCAGGAAGGCGATGCGGCGTTCATCTCCGCCCTCGCCGAGGCGGCCCGTGGTCAGGTCGCCGGTGCGCGCACCGCCACGGAGATGGCGATCATCGACGCGCAGATGCGGACCCGCCTCGCCACGCGCGAGGGCCACATCAACACCGCGTTGCAGGACGTGGCGGAGAAGTGCTTCTACCTGGCGAAGAAGTACATGAAGGAGCCGAAACTCGTTCAGGTCAGCGGCCACGAGGGATGGAGCGAGGTCAGCCTTGCCGACATCCACGAGGTGGACGTGAACTTCTCGATGGTGTCGTACAACCCGATCCGTCAGAACCCGTCGGTCATGTCCGAGACGCTGTTGAAGCTGTTCCCGATCCTCGCGCAGGATCCTAACGTCAACAAGCGTGCGCTGCTCGAAGAGCTCGTCAACGGCGTCGGCCTCTCCGGTCGCCTCCTCATCCCGAAGGAGGAGTTGGAGCAGCAGGAGGCGATGGCGCAGCAGATGATGATGGCGCAGATGATGGGCGCTGCGGGCGGCGCGGGTCCGGGTGCCGCGCCTCCGGGGATGCCGATGCTTCCTGCCGGCGAGGTGCCGGGTGCCGAGACGACCGAGGCCGCCACGCAGAACGTGCCGTCCGACGTCATGGCCGCGATGGGTCCGATGCCGGTCCCCGTCGCATAGTTGAAAATACTTCTCAAGTTCAAGGAATACCATGCCGATACACGATGTAAGGTGTCCTGCGTGTGGATGGGGCAAGGCTGACACGTTCGTCCGCCTCGACGAGATGCCCTCGTGCGACGAGTGCGGCGTGCCGACCCGGATCGACTGGTCCCACGGCATCGCTCCCTCGGTGCGCGGTCATGGCTACGGCTCGTTCACGGCCATCGACATGGGCGTGCTCGGCAAGGCCGAGACGAAGGAAGACTACGACCGTGCCGTGTCGACGATCCAGCAGCGGTTCCCCGGCCACCGCGTCGAGCTGACGAGCGAGACGGCGGCGCAGAAGCAGGCCCGTCTCGACGGCGTCCGGCAGCGCCACTACGAGAGCCAGCGGAAGGCGGGCGTGGACAAGCAGATGATCGCGGAGGCGCAGGAGGAGAAGCGTCGCAAGACGCTGGAGGCACCTCCGGCCCCGCCGCCCCCGAAGCCGGCAGCGAAGCCTGCCGTTGGTGCCGCGTGAAGCCCATGCGTACCCTGGAGTCGGCGCGCCTCGCTGTGGCGCACAACCCGCGCCAGTTGCGGGTGGTCGGTCCCTACGGCACGCAGGACATGATCGTGGTCGAGGACCGCGAGACGGGCGAGCGGCGCATCGTGCCGAACAAGCGGTTGCTCGTCGCTGGGAACAACATCGGCGTGGCGTTTGAGATGACGCCGCCCGGTGCCGGGTTCGGAGATGATCTGCTCGAAGATGAGTAGCGGGCCGGGCCGCGCTCTGTCTTACCTTCCCGGTTTCATCAAACCACGTTAGAGGTGTTCTATGGCCGAGATGAACAAGACTGCGCCGTCCCTTCCCGAAGGTGGCATCGTTCCGCGGCGCGACATCAAGCCGCTCGCGGACGAGATCGACGCGATCCTCAAGGAGGCCGGCCTCGCCGAGGGTGGCGCGGGCGGACCGGAGACGGGCATGGCCCCTGCGGCCTCGCGCTCGCCGGAAGGCGAGATGCCCGGAACAGGCAAGAGCGTCCCATCCGACGCCAGCGTCATCGCCGACGTGCTCGGCGTGTCGATGGAGAAGGCGCAAGCGCTCCTCGACGCGGCGATGGCGATGCCGAAGATGGCCGGCAAGAGCCCCGCCGAGATCGCGGACATGCTGTCCAAGGACATGAACCTCCGCATGCAGCTCGAAAAGAACATGGGCGCAGGCGAGGACAAGATGGCGCGGAAGGCGATGGCGGCCGAGGGCATGAAGGCTCCTCCGGCCCCGCTGCCGACCGAGCCGTCGATGGGCAAGATGTAGACCAGGAGAAGCCATGTTTGAAGCCGAGAACGAGAAGGAAACCGAAGCCCCCGAAGTCGTCACCGCGGAGGAGAGCATCGAAGAGATGCCCGAACCCGTCGAGGACGCCCCGTCGGTCTTCGACTGGAACGGGGAACTGGACGCGCTGACCAAGGCTGACTGGTTCAGCAAGATCGGCGACGATGGCCTCCGCAACACGCTCGTCCGCGGCTTCGAGTCGAAGTACAAGAACTTCGAGCGCGGCTTCACGAAGGCGTTCCAGGACACCGCGGCTCGCCGCAAGGAACTGGAGCGCCGTGAGGCCGCCATCCGCGAGAACGAACTGCGCGTGCAGCGGTGGCTCTCCGGCAACTCCGACCCGATGGCGGAGAAGCAGGTCGAGATCGACAAGCTCAAGGCCGCTCACGACGCGGCCATTCAGACGCTGCGCGACGAGTACGCGCAGTCCGTGCAGAAGGCGCAGGAGGAATGGACCGGCAAGTACGGCACCGCCGAGCGCGAGCGCGATGAACTGCGCCAGCGGTTGGAGCAGTTTGAGTACGAGGCCCGTGCCGCCGAAGAGCGTCAGGTCGAAGAGGCGGTCGACGAGGTCGAGGGCTGGCTGAAGAGCGAGGCGTCCGACGTCTACGAGAACGACGAGGCGTTCTACGCCTTCTGCGTGCTCGTGACGGGCGGCCTCGACCCGGAGGACGCCGTCGTCATGACGCGCGCCAAGTTCGGTCCGCCGCCGGCCCCGACGCCGGAACCCGTGCCTGAGGCCATGAACCTGATGAACCTAGGACCGCAGCGTGGCGCGGGCACGGTGCAGTCGGAGAGCCGGTCCTACAAGGACATCATGGACGCCATGCGCCGTGCGGCGCAGACGGACGAGTCCGCGTTCTACTCTCCGAAGCGTTGACAGGCCGGCCGGGTCGGATAGGGTGACTGTGCGGGCTTCAGCCCGTGGTCATTCTCCTGATCTGTCCTGAAGGCAGCCGCCGGGCGGGCAACCTCCCGGCGGTTTCTTCCTTCAGAACGGCGGAAAGCGCGACCGCAGGGATACCCAAAGTTGAA